TGGCAAATTATATAATAACGAAGCATCCTGAGTTCTTTGATAAGATAGGGAAATATAACTTCTGTACACTAGAGGAAATGATTCTTAAAGAAACACTCTCCCTGGATACAGAAACGACTGGGTTATGTCCACGAACTTGTGACATATTCTGTGTGCAAATTGGAACTAAGGACAATAATTACATTATTCATATGTATGATGACAACTATGAATTTAAAGATCTCGCACCTTACTTAGATGGCAGGATTTTGATATTTCATAATGCACTGTTTGACATAGGATTTATGTACAAGTATGGTTATTTTCCTAAGGAGGTTAGAGATACTATGCTTGCTAGTAAGATTCTATATAATGGACAGTTTGAAGAAGTAATGGGAAGTTATCGCCCTGTGATGCACAATTTTGGTGCTTGCATGCGACGAGAACTAAAACAGATCTATGATAAAACTACTCAGAAGAATATACATTTAGTTAAGCTAAGTGTAGACACTGCTATACAGTATTCTTTCAATGATGTTGATAGATTAGAAGAATTACACGAGGCCCTGATGGTAAAATTAGAGAAATCTGGTCAAATGGAAACTTATAGATTACACTGCAGATTCATTAGAGCATTAGCTTATATGGAACAATGTGGTTTACCTATAAATCCTAAGAAGTGGCAAGCTAAGATGATCCAAGATATCAAAAACACTGATGAATGGCAACGCAGGATTGAGGAGTATATTTTTAATACACTTCCAAAATTTGCAGATGGTCAAATAGATATGTTTGATATGAAGAAGAGAATCTTGATTAAGATTACTTCTCCTAAGCAAATGGTTAAAGTATTCAATGCATACGACATTAATACAAAGGACAAAGATGGTAAAGATTCTATTAGTGAGAATATCATCAGTAAGTCTAAACATCCTTTTGTAGATATGTGGTTACACTACCAAGGAGCTAAGCATAGAGTTACAACTTTTGGATCCAAGATCTATGACAGGATTGATAACAATCGTGTGTATACTCAATTCAATCCTATGGTAGACACTGCTAGACTTTCTAGTAGAAGAGGTAGTATCAATTTCTTAAACTTCCCACATGATAAGATTACTAGGGATTGTTTCGAGACAGTTCCAGGTAAGAAAATGATTGTCTGTGACTGGTCTGGACAAGAGACTGTAATTGCTGCTGATTTTAGTGGAGATGCCGCGATGACTAAATCTGTTCTTGAAGGAGCTGATTTACATTGTTTATTGGCGAGAGTATTATTTCCTGAATTAACAGATTTGACAGATGAGGTAATTATGACCAAACATAAGGATAAAAGATCTGCGAGCAAGGCTCCTAGATTTGCTATGTCTTATGGTGGAAATGCATACACTCTTCACGTAAATGAAGGTATACCTATGGATAGAGCTACTGAAATTGAAATTGGTTTCAAAGATCTACACGAAGGACTTTATGAATGGGGTAATATGATGTTTATTGAAGCAATATCTGTTGGATACATAGAAAGTGTAGATGGTTGGAGATTAAAGCTTCCTAGATATGGTAAGTATTTATCTATGCAAGAGGGGGTAAAATCTATGACTAAAGAGGATTGGACAGATTATTCTAATGGGAAGAAAGAGAGCAAAAAAGAGAAAGAAGCTGAAGAAAGTGATGAACTTTATGAGATAAAAGATGCTTATGCTTATAAGTATTATAAGAGCAAAGTATATGATATCTCTCAGTTCTTTAAACTAAAGTCAGAGTATCAAAGACTATGTTTAAATTCACCTGTACAAACTGCAGGAGCCCACCAGTTAAAACTAGCACTGGCAATGATGTTTGAGTGGATAGAAGAAGAAGATTTACTATGGAAAGTAAAGATTTGTAATTCTGTGCATGATGAAATCATTTTAGAAACAGAAGAGTCTTTGGCAGAGAAATCTAAGATTGCCTTAGAGAAATGTATGGTCGATGGAGGTAATCATTACCTTGACGAGTTAACAATTAAAGCAGATGCCCACATAGGTATGTCATGGTATGAAGCCAAGTAAAGACCATACTAAGAAGTATGATAAGCCTCGTAGAGAGAATATGATCCAACATCTATTGGAGTATCAGTTTAAGCAGACTGGTAGAACTATGATGGATACCGAGAGCAATGACAAATGGTATTATGAGTGGACATTGACTAAAGGACAGCAAGAGGAATTTTATAAGTATGCAATTCCTGTAATTAAGAAAGTATTTAGATGTAATCGAACTAAAGCTGAAGCTACCTTTTATTGGTTTAGTGAAAACTTTGGTCTTAAAACAGAAAAATGATAGGTGAGGACATAGAACGAGAATACCTTAAGGAGCAGATTTTTGCTGCTGAGAGAGCTACGATTATGGAGCAAGAATATTACGAATTTAGAGAGCCTGCAAAGGTGACAGCTAAAATAACATTTAAAACCAAAAAGAATGAAGTTAGAAATAACACCACACCACTTCCTAGAGTTAGCGAAGAAAGCGTACAGTCTGGACATGATTTACCTTTTGACACTCCTAGAGCAAAAATCTGATATAGATCCTTTGCTAAAAAGTGCTAGAGTCGCTAATATAGTGGCTGGATTGCTAAGAAAAGGATTAATAACTGATGAGAATAAAGTTACATTATTAGGAAAAGAAATATTAAAATTTACAGATACTCCTACAGATGTGCCATTAGTTATAAAGAAAACAATGTCATCATCGTTTGATAGTTGGTGGAAAATTTACCCTAAAACTGATGGTTTCACACATAAGGGTAGAACATTTCCTTTGACTAGAAATTTGATAGCTGGTAAAGTTAAAGCTAAAGGATATTGGAATAAGATTATAAATAAAGGAGAGTTTACTGCTGAAGATGTAATTAAGGCTACTGAATTTGATGTACTTCAACGTAAGGAGATGTCTATTAAAAAGGGTACTAATCAATTAACTTTTATGCAGAACAGTGCTACCTATTTATACAATGATTCTTTTGAAGCATTTGTAGAAATTGTTAAATCTGGAGGAACTCCTGCTAATGGTAAATCTAAGAAAGGAGCGGAGGTTAATATCTAATGATTGGTAAAAAAGAAGAGATAAAAGTCATTGATAAAAGTGATAAGGAACCACTTGTAGAGCCTGTGGATAATTTTGCTATACTGAAGCAAGATGTAGATAATGGTAGAGCTGGTAAGAATAAAGGAATCCCTATGGGTTTTGATAGACTTAATAGTTATATAGGTTTACGTAAGAAGATGTACTTTCTTTTAGGAGGAAATGCAGGTAGTGGAAAGACGAGTGCTTTAGATAGTGCCTTTATTCTTAACCCTGTAGAGTGGATACTTTCTGATGAGAATAGAAAGAAGCAGAAATTACATATCATCTATCGTTCGATGGAAAGAAGTAGAAGTTACAAATTAGGTAAATGGGTGTCTAGAAGGATATTTATGGACACGGGTAGAATACTTTCTTTAGGTAAACTATTAGGGTGGACAGGAAGATTAGATGATGATGACTATAAACTGTTCTTATCATATAAACCTTATATCAATGAGATTTGTAAAATTATACACATCATAGATGGGCCAGAGAATCCTATTGGAATCACTGCCCAGATAAGAGAGCATGCCTTAGCACACGGTACCGTCAAGAAATTAGATAAGTACAATAGTATGTATGTACCAAATGACCCAGATGTTGTAACTATGGTTGTAGTAGATCATATTGGCTTACTCAAAACTACTAAGGATTACCCTACGAAAAAAGCAGCGATTGAAAAACTCTCAGTAGAGTTACGAAGAGCTAGAGATTTCTATGGATACACTCCAGTTGTAGTTAGTCAGTTTAATAGATCTATTAGTAACATTACTAGAATTAAAAATGGTGATGTAGAGCCTCAGTTGGAAGATTTCAAAGATAGTGCCCAAACACAAGAAGATTGTGATGTAGCATTATCATTATTTGATCCAATGAGATATAAAGTAGAAGACCCAGGTGGTTATGACTTGAGTTTATTACGAGATGCATTTGGAGCAAAGTATTTTAGAAGTATCAGAATATTAAAGAATTCTTATGGGTCAGATGATGTACGCATAGGTCTAGGTTTCCTAGGTTCCTTAGGTATGTTTAAAGAACTACCTAGAATGAAAGATATGACAGATGATATGTATGAATCAGTAACTAATAAAACATTTTTTATGAAAGAAGGAGGCGACAGTGGATCAGACTATTAATATAGCTCTTAGGAATAAACTTCAGATGAAGTTCGCTGATACTTGGTTAGAGAAGAAGCGAGGGATATTATATCTGACACCAAGGTTTGGTAAGATATACACTAGTATTAATATACTAGAGAAATTAGATCTAGGGATTGATATTCTTATAGCTTATCCAGATAGGACTATTAAGCAGTCTTGGAAGGATGATTTTGAATCTAGGGGATTTGATGACTCTAATGTGACATATACAACACATATCTCTCTTAAGAAGCATATGCATAAAAAGTTTGGTCTTGTAATCATTGATGAGGTACATTTACTCTCTCCTGCTCAACGTACAGCTTGCGACCTATTATTTGTACATAATAAAGAAATATTGTGTCTTACAGGTACTCTTATGGAGAAGACTGAAAAGGTGTTGTATCAAGAGTTAAAATTGAGAGTTATTGCTGAATATACCTTAGCTGAAGCTATTAGGGACAAAATTGTTCCTGATTATCGAATTACTGTTCAGTATGTTCCCCTTGATAATACTATTGTGGGCGCTTATTCAAATAAAGCTCGAACTGATAAAGCACAAGCAAGAGCTTTGTCTTGGGTCATTAATAAAATGGACTCTCAAGGCAAGAATGCTAACTTTATGAGGCTTAATCGAACTAGGATATTTCAGCGTAGTATATCTAAAATTAATGCAACAAAAAAGGAGTTAACTAGGCTAGATTCTGAGAGAATTTTAGTATTTTGTGGTCTTATCGCTGTTGCAGAATCCTTAGGTATACCTACACATCATGGTAAATCTGCAGACAAAGAATTGTTCCTACAGTTCGTTGCAGGCGATGTCAACAAAATGGCCGTAGTGAAGATTGGAGGAAGTGGTGTTACTTATAAGAAATTGAGCAAAATTATTATCAATTCCTTTGACAGTAACGCAGAATCTTTAGCTCAAAAAATTAACAGAGCTATGAGTATGGAATATGATAATCCTAGCAAACGTGCTGAGATTTTAATACTTACATCTGATGATAAGGTAGAACTAAATTGGTTAAAGAAGGCGATGGAATTCTTTGACCCAGAGAAAATCACGTATAAATAAATTTAATTACATGACAGAAATTAAAAAGGTAGTATTTAAGCTACCAGAAGATGTTCAAAAAGCTAGTGGGACAGACCCAAGAGACCTAGTATTGGTAGGAATACCTAAAATTGGAAAAGGAACCATACTTGGAGCCCTGACAAGAACGCACAATGCAGTTGCCCTCGATTTAGAGAAAGGTGGTTATGAGTATATAGATGCTAGAAAGATTAGCGTATATGAAAACGACCTAGATGGAGATTGGGAAGCTTTTATTGCTTACATCAAGTGGAGAAATGCACTTCTTGCTGAGCCAGGAAAGTATAAGTATCTTATTATAGATGGATTATCTGATTTAGATATGTTCTCTGTAATAGGTGGAACTTTAGCTTATATGGACTCTGTGCAAGGGAAAAAATTCAATAGAGTAAAAAGCATTGCAGGAGGTACTAAACTTAATTATGGTGATCCTGACTGGAAGGATGTTATTGAACTTCCTGATGGTGCAGGTTACCAGCATACTAGAAAATGGTTTATGAAACAGATAGAAATGTTTCGTCAAATAAGTCCTTACAGAGTATACGCAGCACATATCGTTGATAAGTACATTAAAGACGATGGTAAAGAAGCAGTAATTGGGAATGAGATTGCCTTAACAGGAAAGCTTAAGAAGATTTTCTCTTCTAAAGTTACAGCGTTAGGTAAATTAATAGCTGATGGTGATAAAAGGTGGATTAATTTTGAAGTTCAAAATGATTCAATTATCGCAGGAAGTAGGTCATCTGCCTTACATGGTAAGATGTTAATTAGTGAAAAAACTGAAAATGGTGAACTAGTTTTCCATTGGGATGAAATTTTCACAGATCAAAACAGTAAATAAAAATTTTAATTTTAAAAAAAGTAAAGATATCTTGGACTGCGAGATCCCGCGAGCCGCGATGGCGTCACGCACGCGTTTGTCCATCGTGGCA